CAAGCCGGTCTCCGCCGCCTAGAGAAAGCCGCCAGTGCCGGCGACGGCAACGCCGCCGACCTGCTGCGTCGGGTGGTCAATCCAGACGACGCCATGACGGTCAACGGCGCCTGTGTGGCGATGGGCTGGCGCAAGCCGATGCTCACGGTGGTGAACACGCCGGACGGGCTGGCAGCGGCTGCGGCCCGGGTCATTGGCCCGATGGATACGGTGCGCCGGGCCTGGGGTCGAGCAACGCAGGAACAGCGTGAGGAAATCGCTGCTTGGGTTGATGAGCAGATGTCTCCTTTGGCGCGGAGTGTGTTCCGATGACAGACCAGCCTAGCAACGTGGTACCGTTTGCGGCGAGACACCCTGATGCACTTGCCGTTGTCACCGATCTTCTAAGGATAGAGCTGCCCCCTGAGTTCTCTCCATTCATCTTGGCCGTTCTGATTTTACACGGGTTAGATAAGGCTGGTTTCGTTGTGGGGAAAGCATGAGCGCGCCCGATCCCATGACGCCCCCGGAATGCGACCTCCGGGGCTATGAATACATGCCGCTGTTCGGCGGCAAGCTATTCGGCAGCACGCTCTACACGGACTGCACAGATGCGGAGTTCCGCACTGCGCTCAAGCTGTGGTGGTCGGCTTGGCAGCAGTGCCCGGCCGGGTCGCTGCCGGCCAGTGACGGCGCACTCGCGCTGTTGGCTGATTACGGGCGTGACCTCAAGGGCTGGGGGAAGGTGCGGAACATGGCGCTACGTGGCTTCGTGTTGTGCAGCGACGGCCGGCTCTACCATCCCATGCTGTGCGAAGCGGCGGTCAAGGCATACGAGCTGCGGCTCAGGAGCGACCGCAAGCGGGAGACGGATCGGAAACGCCTGCAAGCATGGCGCGATAAGCAGGACAAGACCACCTCTAGCGACCGTGGAAACGTATGCGGTAACGCAGATGAAACGGGCGATGAAACGCGTTTCGACACGGTGAACGAAACGCGTGTTGAAACGTCAAACGTCGGAGGTAGAAGGGAAGGGAAGATAGAAAGTAAGGAAGATACAGGTCCTACCGGACCTGACGCGGAAGCCGCGTCGCCGCCGAACGCTGCGACTTTGCTTTGGCGGGAAGGTATCCCGATCTTGCAAGCCTTGACCGGCAAGAGCGACGGGCAGTGCCGGGGTTTGCTAGGCAAGCTCCGCCAGGGCGTGGATGACGACTGCCCCAAGCTGCTGATGATCCTCCAGCAAGCGCGGGACATGCGGCCAACTGATCCGGTCGCCTGGATCACTGCGGCGACGCAGAACCGTGAACGTCAGCAGTATCAGCGGCGTCAGACCCCCAGCGAGGCCGTGACCGCCGCGTTCGGCCCGTCGCTGTTCGCCAACCGCTTCGACCTTGACGCGCAATTTGACACCCCAGTTCCGGAGTCCGGCCATGTCCGCATCCGACACTGAGTTCCGCATCGCCAAGTGGCTGCAATCGCTACGGGACGTGACCGTGGCAGGCACGGAAGCCGTCACGCCGGAGCGCATCGCCACGATGGCGGCGCTGCTCGCCAAGGACGGCTTCCCGTCCGCCGCGTTCACGTCGGACAGCCTGCACGCCGCAGCGCAGGGCCAGCGGTTCTTCCCGGCGTATGACGACGTGCGGAAGGCGCTGCACGCCTGGTGGGACGCACATCGGCCGGCTAGCGCGCCGCAGATCGCCGGCCCTGTCGTGGAGGGCTTGGACGCAATGGACCGATCCTGGATCGCGTTCTGGCACAAGCGCCGGGGTGAGATTTTCGGGCAGGACATCGGCCAGCAGGCGGCGGAAATGGCGCTCGCCACGGTGTCCAGCCTAGTCCGCGATAGGTCGTCGCGCGCTTGGTCGGCCATCAACGGCGACGGCCAGCCGGTTGCGACGGGCTATCCCACCGAGGCGTCAGTTGCCTACGTGGCGCGTCTGCTGCGCCCGGAGCCGCAAGGCGGACAACCCCGATACGAGGTCGTCGAGGCACCGGTGCCGTTCCGCGACGTGACGGCCAAGGGTGACGAGCTGATCCGCATACGGGGCAAGGCGCTGGAGCGGCAAGGGGCCGTGGTGACGGATCGGGGGGATTGGGCATGATGACCTCTCCACCACCCCGCCCCGCCGTCGTGACGGACCGGGCATGAGGAAGCGCCAAGACATCGCCTGGTGCCCGGTCCTCAGCCCGGTGCAGCCGCACGAGCTGCCGCGGCATGTGCGCGTGGGCCTGGAAGCCATGCTGGCCAAGGTCGTCCAACATGCGGCGCACAAGGGCGCGGGGCAGGACATGCTGCTGCAAATCTACATGGCCGGGATGCACCACGCACGAGAAGCGACGACATGATGCTGGGCACGCAGACGCGGTTTGCGGCGACCTGGCGTGATGGACCGGGCGTGAGCGGGCTGATGGACCTCCCCGTGCCCGGCATCACCTACGCGCCGACGCGCCCCGGCAGCACCGCCAAGCCGCGCACGGTGGCCTGGGCGGGCGAAGCACCGCCCGCGTTGGGTGCCGCGTTTGCATTCGTGTCGGGCTATGCGAGCGTAGGCTACCGCTTTGATACGAACCCATCTCACGCCCACTGGCCAGACACAGGGCACGACAGTTGGGAATTCGTCGGCGCCTGGCGCGCTTGGGTCCGCAAGCACGCGGCAGTGGCGGTGACGCCATGAGCGCCGACGTGGCCCGGCTGTGCATCGTCAACGCGCGGCGGATGCTGCGGGGCGAGCTTGGAGATGTTGTGCCGTGCAGGGATGGCGTGATCGGCTTGCGCTTAGATCGCTTGGCCGGGGCCACGCGCTACCTGGACCAAGCCCTAGCTGCCCTGCGTCCGCCTGCCGAGCCGCCCAGCGTGATGTTCTGGCTTGGGGCTGATACGATGAGCTGTCATGCCATCGTGCCATCAGGAGCGCGCACAGGGGGCCGCCAGAGCCTTCCGGGCGTCCAGGACGTGCGGGAGGACCCGTCAGCCCCAGAGCCGCCCCACAACGCCCTGCGCGCGGTCTCGACGGGAGGCGGGCGGTGAGCGCGGCGCACCTGCTCGGTCCGCCAGTGCCCGTCCGCGCGACACCGCTGCCGCACATCCCAGGCTGCACGGGCAAGGTACGGCACGACAGCTACCGCGCGTATCAGAGAATCATGAAACATAACCACAACAAGGGGACTGCGCCCCACATCTACGCCTGCCGGCACTGCGGCGGCTGGCACACGTCGTCCATGTCGGGGCCGAACCCTCCGGGCGCACCGAGAGACGCCCCATGACCCCATTCCCCATCGGGCCGCTGCCGCCCATCGCCACCGAGCCGCTGCCGGACGGTTGCGTGTATGCCAGCGTAGAGGGCACCCCCATTGACGCAATAGGGCTGGACGATGCCGCAGCGCGGTCCCTGGCAGGGCTGCGGCTGCGGGCTTGGCTGGAGACGGCGGACGGCGCGGCATGGATGGAGGCAGAGGGATGACCGACGAGACTTCATTGAGGACGGACGCCGTCCATCCTCGTTACGAGGCAATTCTCGCGGAACAGGTGCGAACGTGGCCGAGGCACCTGGCTGGGGCAAAAGGCGGCAATCCATACGCAACCATGTGCTGGCATTGCAGCGGCAGGCACTCGCCGCCGCGCGACGAGATTTGCCCGCATGATGCCGTGAGGAGGTCATGACCGACGTGCGCCTGTCCCAGGCCCAGGCTGACGAGTTGCGCGCGATCTACGCAGCCCCCTGCTGGCAGGGGTTGCACTGGGGCGACGCGGCTTCCCGGCACAAGCTCAAGAAGCTGGGGCTGATCTTCGATGCGGGCAGCCTCGACGGGTGCAGGCGGTTCGACTGGCAGGTTTCCGAGACGGGCATGGCTTGGCTGGAGGCCAACCCATGACGCAAGCCCGCCCCATGACGGCCGGTGGCCACATCATCCCGCAATCCGCCTTGGACGTCGTGCGCGCCATGATTGGCAGGTCCGACTACCTGTTCGCTGCGTCCGGCGTGGCCAGCGTGCTGATGCAATATGGCGTCGAACCCTTTGTAGCCGAATGTGTGGCAGACCGCGTGTTGCAACAGGAGCGCCGCGCCGGGCGCATCCGGTGGTCGGCCAAAAATCGGGGATGGCTCGTGGTGAAGGGGGATGCGTGATGCAGGATCGGGCAGATGTCACGTCGCATTGGTTGCGGAACATCGCGGCCGAACTCAAGGGCGACGCCTATCCGCAGATACTCCGCGCCGCCGCCGATGAATTGGACGCGCTGCGCCATCGGGCGAAGATGGCCGTCGCTGCGCTCAACCAAGCGCCGGATCTTCCCGATGGGCGCGTCACGCGCGCTCAGGCCGACGCCATGCGGCTCGCTAACGTGCTGGCCTGGACGTTCCTGACCGATGGGCAGGACCCGCCGAGCCAGCGCCGCGCGTCCGAAGCGCCAGAGGGCGCGCGATGCAGCCTGACATCCGAAACCTAACCAGGAGACCCCCAATGCGCCTCATCGCCGTCCTAGCCCTGCTCGCGCTCACCGCCGCGGCCCCGAACGACAACCAACTCGTCGTCGTGTTCGCATCCGGGTCGTCCGCCCTAACCCCGCTCGCCAACAGTCAGCTCGACCTGGCCGCGCAGCTCTACAAAGACGCGCATCCGCATGTGATGTTCTCCACCGGCCACACCGATGCGAGCGGCAACGACTACGGCAACGTGCTGCTGTCGGCCCGCCGCAGCCATGCGGTGCAGCAGGCCCTCGTCGCGCGCGGCGTGCCGGCCTCGCGGCTGCTCATGCGGGCGTTCGGATCGTCTGAGCCGGTGGACGGAGAGAGCCGGCGCGTGGTGGTGACGTGGCGGTGAGCCTTCCCATCATCTTGGCCCTTTTGGCGGCGCCCAGCGTTTGGGACGTGACCAGTCTCAACCCGCCCATCATCTGCCAAGTCACCCCTGCACCCGTATGCATCGCCCGCGACGCCCGCGTGCTGCTGATTTGGGACGACCGCATTGAGGTGATCCCCGAGCCGGGCGGCTTGACCGTGTGGCGCCAAGCTAACCAGCGCGTCGCCGATGCCGCGGCGTTGCGGCGGGACCGGGCAGAGCGGAGAATGCAGGGGCAACGGCAATGATTCCGCCCGTGGATGTTCTTGCTATCGCCGTTTGGCGATGTGCGGCTGCCGACGATGCGTCTCAACTTTACGCGCGTTATCGGCTCCTGCACGATCTTGTCACCGATGCACAAATGCAGCGTGCCACCAACGAACGCATTGCCGCACATGAGGATTATCAACGAGTTGCGAACTTGATCGCGGTGTTGGATCAGGACCGGGCAGAGCGGGCGCGCATCGGGGTAGAGGGCGGATGACGCGCCTTATCCAAATCCACGCCGGCGCCTGGATCAACCCGGACAGCGTGACCGGCGTATATACCCAGGATGCGTGCGAGATGCTAGGCAAGCAGCTCCCGCCGCGCGTGGAGCTGAGGTGGGACCGGAGCAGCGGCCTGACATGGGAGTGCGCCAGCCTGGACGAGGCCATGGCCATGGCGGACCGGATTGCGCTGGCGATCAACGGGGGCAATCCTTGATCGCCTCGTGAAGAAACACGTTTAACAATGGAGCAAGAAAATGACGCAGCAGATTGAACTAACCGTTGAGCAGGGCAATGAGCTGAGGGCGATTTGCAATGCTATGCACATTGAGCCTCATTCCGAACAGCCGCAACCTCGGCCCGCCGAAGTCTCACCTGATATCGCCGAGCTTGAAACGCTTGGGTTGATCGTGTGGCACGATAGGCAGGGTTGGTTCATGACCCGCTTGGGTGCCATGTGGATGCAGCAGCACCGATGATCTTCTGCATTGGCGCCCACACCATCCGCATGGCCCCAGGCCGCGTCACCACGACCCTGCACGACGGCGCCGTGGTCCACGCCGTCCCGCACGACACCGCGGACTACAGGGCTACCGCCGCCCGCCTGGGCTACGGCACGGACACCGCGGCCATGAACGCGGACCACGAGATCACGCACGCCCTGCTGGCCGCGTGGCTCGGGCTGGACGAAAGCCCCGTCATGCGCGCGGTCGCCGACGATGCGTGGCAGGACGGTCCGGCGGCGCTTGGGCTGGAGGAGGACGCCGTCCTGGCCGTGCAGCGGCTGGCGCGGGCGTGGGGCGTCGAGCTGGCGGGCGTGGTGCATCGGCTGGATGGCGTGTGATTAGATCAGGGGGAGTGCCCGATGACGAAATACGACGAATACGCTGCTAGCCAACGCTTCAACGAGGTCGCGCGCCATCTTGGGCAACTCCGCAGCCTAATCAGAACCTACGGGCTAGAGGGTGCCACGATTGCCGGTGTGCCGATGTCCGTCTTCAAGCAGGAGATGCCCGTCACCCGGCGCGAGAGCATGGCAGCGTGCCTGCTGGTCGCCCAGCGGGACAACGGCCTGTCCTGGAAATTGGCGCTGGACCGGCTGCGTGCTGATCCTGATGCGTCGTGGGCGATTGAGTTCTGGCGCATGGCCCACTATGCCCTGGAGCACATCCCGTATCTGGACAAGCTGCCGGACACGGAGGGCACATGAGCCTCATCGCACAAATCTCTTGCACGACCATGGTGGGGTGTGCAAGTAGTCCGTCAGTGCCAGCAGACCGGTCTGTAACCGGGGGCTGCGGCGCTATGCCAGACCCTCGTTGGTTTGTGCTTCAAACCCATCAACAGGCCGAACGATGGGCCGCTGAGAACCTAGGCCGCGCCGGGTTCACGACGTTCCTGCCGATGATCACTGAGTTGCGCCGCGACCGCGTGGTTCGCACCATGATGCACAAGGTCCGCGTGCCCTGTTTCGCTGGCTACTTGTTCGTCCAGTTCTGTCCCGCCACTGACGCATGGCGACCCGTCATCAAATCCGAGGGCGTCCGGCGCATGTTCACCACCGCGAGCGATCGCCCCATCCCCGTCCGTCGTGGCGAGGTCGAGAAGCTGCGCGGGTGGCTGGATGCCAAGAATGAGCCGCTGATGGAATTGCCGGCCTTCGCCACCGGCACCGAGCTGCGCGTCACCGCCGGCCCGTTCGCCGACCGCGACGGCGTGTGCCTGTGGTCCAGCGAGACGCGCGTGCGGCTGCTGATGCAGGTGCTGGGTAGCGAGGTCGCCGTCGATGTGGCGCGCGGGGCCGTGACGGCGGTGGATCAGGTGCCATGACGGCGCGCGTTCGGATCGTCCGGCCGTGATCGCCCGCCGCTCCCTCATCGGCGGCCTGCTGGCCGGACTTGCGGCGCCTGCCGTGATCCGCACGCCGGGGCTGCTGATGCCGGTCAAGGTGCCGGTGCGGACGCGGCACCTGCTGACCGAGGCGGACATTGATTGGTCCATGACCCCCCATGAGATGGGGTTTGTGCATGGCGTCGGCGGGACGTGGCGCAGCCTTGACGGCACCCTTCGTCGGCACGCTACCGCATTCCCGCTGAGTTCTCTCAAGCAGGACGGGCCGGTCATGTATGATCAAGCCAAGGCTGCAATCGTGAAATGGGCGAACCGCCTTGATGAGCATGACGCTGGCAAGCGACGCACGGTGCTGGCATGACCGACAAGCCCAAGCGCCCCGCCACATCCGGCACCCGGCGCGGCAATGGCGCAGGCTGGGGCGGTCCGGCGAAGGGTATCCCCGCGAGCGCCGACACCGCGTCGAAGTTTGAGCCTGGCAACAAGGCCGCGCTGCCCGCGGGAGAGCGGGCCAGCGTCATGCAGCGCACGCGGGCTACGCGGGACGCGATGATCGCCGTCTATGAGCGCATCGCTGCCGACGAGACCGCGCCGCCAATGGCGCAGATCACCGCAGCCGATAAATGGTTGGACCGGCACGAGGGCAAGCCGATTGCGCGCATGGTCAACATGACGCCGGACGACGTGAGCGTGCTGGACGATGGCACGCTGGCTTCTATCGCGCTCGGCCGGGGCGCGGAGACGACGCACTGAGGTTGGACCATGACGCCAGCCGACGCCGCCCGTGAGCTGCTACGCCGCCGCACCATCCGCCGCAGTTTCGGGGCCTGGTGCGAGGCGGTCCTTGCTCCGCTGGGTCACAAGCCAGCCGCGCACCACAGGCTCATCATTGACGAGCTGCAAGCGGTGGCGGACGGGCACAACGACCGGTTGATGCTATTCCTGCCCCCTGGCAGCGCCAAGAGCACCTATGCCAGCGTGCTGTTCCCGCCGTGGTGGCTGGCCCAAGGATGGGACCAAGCGATCATCGCGGCATCTCACACGGCGATGCTGGCCGAAGGGTTTTCCCGCCGCGTCCGCGGGCTGGTGCAGGAGCATTCGACCACGCTGGGCGTCAGTGTTGCGACGGAAGCCGTTGAGTTGTGGTCCACCACGCGCCGGGGCCAGTATCGAGCGGCTGGCGTCGGTGGGCCGATCACTGGGTTTCGCGCATCGCTTGGCTTGGCGGACGATCTGGTGAAAAGCCGTGCGGACGCGGACAGCGATACCTACCGCAACCGCGCCTGGGAATGGTGGCAGGACGACTTCACCACGCGCCTCAAGCCGGGTGCGCCCGTCGTGCTGATCGGCACGCGCTGGCACGAAGATGACATCTACGGCCGGCTGCTGGATCGCCAGGGCAGCAACTGGCGCGTGCTGTCCCTGCCGGCGCTGGCGGATGGCCCGAACGATCCCCTTGGCCGCGTCCCTGGCGAGCCGCTATGGGGCGATGACGCATACGGTTATGCAGCCGATCTGCTGCTCAAGAAGTCCACCTCAGATACGCGCACATGGAGTGCCCTGTATCAGCAGCACCCGGCGCCAGACACCGGATCGTATTTCGACAAGGCGTGGCTGCGCCCCGTGGCCACCCTGCCGCCGCTTTCCAGCCTGCGGACGTTCATGGGCAGCGACTACGCCGTGACCGGCGGGGGCGGCGACTACACCGTTCACGCCGTGGTCGGCATAGACAGCGACGACCGCATGTATCTTTGCGACGTGTGGCGCGGCCAGACGACCTCAGACGTGTGGTGCAACGCCTTCTGCGACATGGTGCTGGCCTGGCATCCGATGGGGGCCGCAGAGGAGACCGGCCAGATCAAGTCCGCTATCGGCCCTTGGCTGGACCGCGTGCAGCGGGAGCGCCGGGCCTATGTGGCGCGCACCCAGTTCCCCACCCGCGGGGACAAAGCAGTGCGGGCGCAATCCATCCGCGGGCGCATGGCCGCCGGTGGTCTGCACATTCCGATGGACGCGCCGTGGCGCGTAGAGGTTGAAGCGGAATTGATGAGCTTCCCCGCTGGCAAGCACGATGACGTTACAGATGCGTTAGGACTTGTGGGACAGCTACTCGACGTGATGATCCCGCCGGACCAGCCCAAGCCCGTTATGCCGGCCGATCCGCAGGATTACTGCCGCACGCCTCGCAAGAAGACAAAAGACTGGATGACGGCCTAGAACGTGCGCGTCCCGTAGCGTTGCATCCCGACATCCGCCGCGACGTGCGGCAGTTCGTAACCGTGCCGCCGCCGGTGCTGTTCCGCGAACAGGTCCACTTCTTGGTAGATGTTCCGCTCTATCCGCGCCAGCACCTCCCGCACGCTGGCCCATGCCAGCGCCTGCGCCACGCTGTCCGGGTTGATCGGCACCGGGCTTTCCCATAGCGCCCGGCGTACCTCGCGCGGCAGGGCGTCGAATGCGGCCCATGTCGCCGCGGTCATCTTGCCCGTGCTGACGCCCCGCGCCGGTTTGCAGTTATTACGGCTCGTCATGCTTCGCCGCCCATTTGACGGTTTCGGCGAACAACCTCTTGCGGCTTGGTTCCGACAGACGTGCGCCGAGCATCATCCGCCACCTAACGGCGCCTTCGGGTGTCAGCAGCACCGCGCCACACAAATCCATGCCCTCGTGCCAATCGGCCGGGACCATGATCTGCACGACCCCGAACGGTATCACGATGCGGTCCCGCGCTTCGCTGGATGGCTCCATCATCGTTAGTTCTCCTCGTTCCCCCACCGTTGTAGGCAGGGAGGCTTCCACCAGCAATGCAGCCCATGCCGGACAGCGCATCATCCCCTGATGGGGGCGCCATCGCCCGCCGTGGCTTCCTGGGTGGGGTCGCGGCGCTGGGCGGGGCTATGGCGTCGTCCTACGGCGGCATGGTGCCGCACATCCCCACAGCACGCCAGGCAGATCGCCCGCAGGCCCCCGAGAAGAAATGGGACGGCGACCACGACCTGCTGCTGGATGACTTGGTGCGCCGGTTTGAGGCGAGCGAGATGTCCACGGCGCCCGCGCGTCGGCTGTCTGAGCGCGATCGGGCCTGGTACGACGGGGCGCAGTGGTCCGCCGCGCAACTAGCCGAACTAGCCGAACGCGGGCAACCGGCCATCGTGGACAACTTCATAAAGTCCAAGGCCGACTACATGATGGGCGCCGAGCGTCGCTTGCGCTCCGACCCCAAAGCGTTCCCGCGGACGCCGTCCGACGAAGGCTTGGCCGACGCCGCGACGCAGGCGCTGCGCTACGTGACCGACGACAATGTGTTCAACCGGCTGCGATCAGACGTGTTCGCCAACATCGTCATTGAGGGCACCGGCGGCGCAGAAGTGGTGGCAGAGGCCGCTGCGGACGGCAGCATGGAGGTGCGGCTGCACCACATCCCGTTCAGCCGGCTATGGTGGGACCACTACAGCTCCGATCCCGACTTTCATGACGCACGCCACCTTGGCACTGTCATCTGGGGCGACAAGGATCAGTTCATCGGCCTGTTCCCCAAGGCCCGCGCGATCCTGGACCAGACACTCGGCAACGAACACGACTGGTCCGCCAACACCTACGGCGACCGGCCCGCAACAGCCTGGGTGGACAGCAGCCGCACGCGGGTGCGGATCGTCACATGCCATTGGCAGCACGACGGCGACTGGTGGACCGCCATCTTCACCCGCGGCGGTTTCCTTCATGGTCCCGTGGTGTCGCCATACGTGGATCGCCGCGGCCAGACGGCGTGTCCGCTGATCATGCGTTCGGCCAACGTGGACGGGCAGAACAATCGCTATGGCCTGATACGCGACCTGATTCCGTTGCAGAGTGAGATCAACGCGCGACGTTCCAAGCTCATGCACATCCTTCAAACTCGCAGCATCATTTACGAACAGGGAGCCGTGGATGGGATGGGTGGCATTGACGAAGCCCGCGATCAGATCGCCCGCCCCGACGGCGCCGTTGCGGTCAACAAGGGCTTTCGCTTTGAGGTGAGCCGCGACACCGAGATGTCGGCCGGGCAGTTCGAGTTGCTCCAGCACACCATCGCGCGGATGCAGGGCCACGGCCCGAACGCCTCCATGACAGGCAAGGACCCGCGCGAGTTGTCCGGCCGCGCCATCAGCTTGCAGCAGGCTGGCGGTGCCGTGGAGCAGGAACCGAACTTCGACGGGCTGCGGCTGTGGTCGCGGCGGATGTACGAGCGTGCTTATATGTGCGTGCGCCAGTTCTGGGACGCGCCGCGGTGGCTGCACGTCACCGACGACCAAGGCAGCAGCAAGTTCGTCGGCATCAACCATCCCGTCACCTTTGGGGACGCCCTGGGCCGCCTCCCGCCGGATCAGCAGGCCATGCAGGCGCAGCGATATGGCATCGTGCCAAACGATCCGCGATTGGGCATCATCGTCAAGTATGAGAACGACCTGGGCGGCCTGGACATGCAGATTACGCTTGAGGAAGGCCAGGACACGCCGACGATGGCGGCCGAGCAGTTCCAGGCCCTGATGCAGTTCGCCTCTGCCAACCCCGGTGCGATCCCGGTCGAGGTGCTGATCCAGGCCAGCAGCCTCAAGGACAAGGACAAGCTGGTGGAGCAGATCAAGGAGCACCAGCAGCAGCAGGCGGCGGGTCAGCAGGCCCAGCAGGCGGCGCAGGCGCAGATGCTGCACGCGCAGCTCGCCAAGGCGCAGGCCGACGCTGCCGACAAGATCGCGCAGGCCAAGGACCGTGGCGCGCAGACACTGGTGCGGATGCATGGCATGGCGGGCGACCACGCCGACATGCAGCACCAGCCCGTGGTGCCCGGCGTGGGCGTGGTGACGCCGGAACTTAACCCATTGATGCAGCCGCAGCCGATGCCGCAGCAGCAAGGAGCGCCGCAATGAACGATGTGCCGGAACGCCCCGTGATCCTGGAGCATCCGTCTCTCACGCTGGAGATGATGGTCAACCGTCAGACCCTCATTCACGGGACGGCCATTTCGTTGTCACCCGACATGACGCCGGATCAGGTCAACGCGGCACTTTCCGACGCCGTACCCGGCCTAGCCGCATGGTTCGTCGAAATGATGAAGGCAAAGCCGTAGGGATGGTGATGCCGCAACTGCAAGGAGCGCCGCAATGAGCGAGATGGAACTTCGTAAGTGGGCTTACGAACAGGTATCCAAATGGGCCGGCACTGGCTTCACGCCTGACTACTTGATGAACCGTGCTGATGAACTGGTAGCGTGGGTGCAGCAGAAGGGGGCGGCGCCCAATGCAGCATCGCCGTGCATCACAGAATCAGCGCAGGGTAACAAGAAGAGCGCGTTTGCTGACTATGCGACAGTTCTTGGTAGTAATTTGCCAAATAACTAGGCATCTTCTGCAACAGCAATCGCAATCAACGGGTAAAGTTCAGGCCAGCGGCTAAGAGTATATGCTTCAGCGGCTTGCCTTTCTGAGCGTGATGCCCGCAGCTCCATTTTTTCCAGGCGAGGCCATATAATGTCCTTGCCTTCCATAAAAGTTAGCTGACGACCAAGAACCTCATGGCAGGCTTGAAGCCAAACTTTGGGCGCTTCTGCCTGTAATTGATTCCTCGCCTTCCATGCAGCAGTCCATCCTGAACGCATATAGTTTATTCCAGGCTTCCTGGCTGGCCACGATTTTGAACAAAGACACTCCAACAAGCGTATAGCTAAAAGATTAATGCTTATTTGATCCCACAACGCTTTCACTAGCCGTTGCTCTATCTCGGCAACACGTATCATTTCATCTATCTCATCCACGGCTTGAGCCTCCCAAGGTTCGCCTGACGCTACCATAACCGAGATTGCGCCGCATCCCCGCGATGCCGCGCCGTGCCCTCCCCGGTGGCTGAACCGGGTGCCGCTGCCACCGTGCGTCAACGGTGAGCTGGCTATGTCGGCCGTAACAGACAGGACCAAGCAAGCTCATGTCAGACTCGTTGGAAGACCTCTACGGAGGCTCTAGCGCACCTGCGCCCGCCGCTACGCCCGAGCCACAAACTCCGGCGCAGCCCGAGCCGCAAGCCGCGCCAGAGCCATCGGCGCCTGAGCCGGGAGCGAAAGCACCCGACGCGCCAACGGCAAAGCAGCCAGACGCTGCCAAGCCCGCGGGCCAGGACACGGGAGCGCCGCCGGCCCCCGAAGACAACGATGGGCGTGACCCTGCTTACGCGCGGGTTCGTAAGGAGCGCAACGACTACAGGGAACAAGCGTCGGTCGAGAAAATCGAACGTGCCCGTGCCGAGGAACGCGAGAAGGCCAACGCTGCGGAAGTGGCGACCCTCAAAGCGGAATTGGCCCGGCTTCGCGCACCGCAGCAACAGCAGCAACCAGCCTATGTGCCGAACCCGGCGGAAGACCCGCAGGGCTACGCAAAGGCCCAGCAAGATGCCGTTGAAGTTCGCATCCTGAAACTGTCCGAGGCTGGCGCGAGGCGTTCCTACGGGAACGATCGCGTCAACGAAGCCAGGGACTGGTTCAACGCGAACGTCAAAGGCACGGCATCTCATGCCGAAATCCTGGCCGAAGACGATCCTTGGGACGCTCTTGTAAAGCGTTACGATGGCGTCAAGGCTGTGGCGGATCAAGCCAACCCAGAGATTCGTGCCAAGGCGGAAGCCGAGACACGGCAGAAGCTGGAAGCCGAAATCCGGGCGCAGATCGCTGCTGAGGCTGCACAGGTTGTTCCCCCACGTCAGAGCGCTCCCCCGAACCTGCCCCCTTCGCTGGGCAGGGTCGCAAATGCTGGTGCCCGTGCGGGCGCCGCATACACCGGACCTGACCCGATTGAGTCACTGTTTGGGTAGGGAGTGATTGGCCATGGCCGATCCGATGAATTTAACGCCGGAAAATGCACAAAACGTTCCGCTGATCTTCGCTCGCGACTTCTACCGCGAATTCGTCCGAGACAACATGTACACCCCCTACATCGGCAGCGATGAGGGCGCGATCATCCAGGTCAAGGAAGATCTGCTGCGTCGCAACGGTGACCGGGTGCAGTTCGCATTCGTCAACCGCTTGGTCGGTGCCGGCGTGCGTGGCCACCAAGTTCTCCGCGGCAACGAGGAGATCATCGGCGACCGCTATATGTCCATCATCGTGGACTTCATCCGGCACGCGGTGGCCATCGACAAGTGGACGGCCAAGAAGCAGCTCATCGACAAGATGTCTGCGGCCAAGCCCGGCCTCAAAAACTGGTCGCTGGAGCTGTTCCGCAACGACATCATCAACGCCTTCCACTCCATGAACGGCCTGACGTATGGCGTCGCCACCCCCGCCCAGCGGGACCAGTGGGCGCTCGATAACGCAGACCGCGTGCAGTATGGCGAGAAGATGAGCAACACCGCCCCGACGATGGCGGCGAGCCTCGCGACCCTCACCGGGACTACCACGCCGGGCGCGAACGGCACCCGTGCCGATTTCGGCGGGCGCATGACCCGCCGCGTGCTGAGCCTGGCCAAGCGCCGGGCGCAGCAGGCCAAGCCGCGCATCCGCCCGATCCGCCAGAAGAACGGCGGGCAGGAGTGGTATATCGCGTTCCTCGGCCCGGCAGCGTTCCGCGACCTCTACGACGACCCGGAGATGCGCCAGGACCTGACGCTGGCGGCCGACCGCGGCAAGGACAACCCCTTGTTCACGGGCGGCGATCTCATCACGAACGGTATCATCGTGAAGCAGGAATACGAGTTCGCCTCGTTTCCGAACGGCGCGGCGACCCCGGTTCCGGTGGAGCAGAACGTCCTTTGCGGCGCGCAGGCCCTGGGCTACGCCCTGGCGCAGCGGTTCGAGTTCACCGAGGACACCTACGACTACAAGTTTGAGCACGGCATCGGCTGCGAGGAAATCCGCGGCCTGGACAAGCTGCGGTTCTCGCGGAACGCCGACCCCACCCAGCAGAACACGAACATGGTGGACCACGGCGTTTACACGATCTTCACCGCAGCGCCGAACGATCAGTAACCCGGCAGGGCCGGTAACGCCCGGCCCTGTTTGGAGAGTCCATGCCTGACTTCACGCCCCGCCCCGTCGCCGTTGAGGCCCATCAGTGGCGCGGCAACCTTGCTGCGCTCCCGTTGGAAATCGCGGTGGCGGTCTCGTCTCAGGGCCGGTTGGGCGCGTTCGTGCAGACGATGCACGGGATGCGACCCATGCCGGAAATGTCCTGGATCGTGCGGAGCGCGGACGGACTGTTGGAGGTGCTGGCGGATGGTCCGTTCCAGAGCCGTTTCCAACCCATTGAGGCCGAGCCTGCCGCTCACGTCGGCACGCTCACGCTGAAAGGAAAACGCACATGACCGAACTCAAGGGCGAACACCAGGAGCATGGTGTGCAGGTGGTGCTGTCCCGCGAAGCCAGTGCCGCGGCGCGCGGGGCCGTTGCCGACAGCATCCAGGGCAACATTGAGGCCAAGCGCAAGCTGGAGGTATCCGGCGAACAGGCGGATGGCCAGAGCACGGACGGCACCAGCGTCACCGGCAAGCGCCAGCGTGATGACGTGATGGCTGAGAAGACGGACGATCCGGCAGGCCCGCCCACGGGCGTGAAGCCGGCCGAAGGCGTCACCGTGTTCGATGCGGCCGGCGCGCACGGCACGACGCACACGCCGACGCCGGATGGCGAAGGCGGACCGGCCAATGCCAAGCCGACGCCGAAGGCAGAGGCCGCACCACCACCGCCGGCTCCCGCTCCAGCGCCTGCACCGGCCCAGCCCGCAAAGCCCGCAGGCTAAGGCAGCGTGACCGCGACCGTCGCCCAGCTCGGCGCGCGGGCGCTGCGGAAGCTCGGCGTCGCCATCGTGGCGAATGCCGGGCGACCGGGCGCCGGCCCCGTCAGCACTGCCGCAGACGTGGCGGGGCAGGCCGTGCGCGAAATGGGCGTCGTGGTGCCGGAGAGCCTGCGCCCGGACTTGGCGGCCGTGGTCACGCCGGACGATATGGCGGCGCGGACGATGCGGGCGGTTGGGTTGAACCCCATTGCCGGCACGTCTGCGCCTGCCGCCCCCGTCCCGGATGCGGAGATCGCAGCGCGGGCGCTGCTGATGCTGGGCGTGAACCCGCAAGGTCCTGCCGTGGGCGGGGCGTCAGGAACGGTGGCGCTTTCGGACATGGCCATGCGGGCGCTGTATAAGCTGGGCGTGAACGATGCCGTCGAGGCACCGAACCCCCTGGATGCCGCGCTGGCCGCATCGGTAGTGGGAGACGTGCATCAGGATTTGGTGCAGAGCGGCATCGCCGCTTGGGACGTGAACGCAGTTCCAGCCGCAGCGGCAGAGTGGTATGTCGTCATGGCTGCCCATCTGCTGGCGCCTGCTTTCGGCAAGCCGAGCACCTTGGAGTTCTATGCCGCCGCACGGGAGGCCCTGCGCGTGCAGGCACTGTCGGGCACGGTCGCACTCGCGCGTGCGATGACACGGTTGGGTGCGGTGCAGGCCGACCTTGCGGCTAGCGGCTTGGCGGATTGGGTGCCCGGTGCCACGTCGTCCGAGGCGGCAGAGCACGTCGTAATGCTGCTGGCGTATCGGCTGGCCCCCGTGCATGGCAAGCCGATGCCCATGGACGTGGTTGTGACAGCAGATGCTGCGTTGCGACGCATTGCCCTGTCCGGCGCCAAGGGGCAGGCGCTGGCGCTGGCCAAGGTGCGCGCCGTGCAGGACGCGCTGGCCGCGGCCGGGCTGGTGCCGTGGGCGCTGGCAGCGGTGCCGCAGGCGTTCGCGGAGGATTATGTCACCATGGCCGCCGTGCTGCTGGCGCCCGTCATGGGCAAGCAAGCCGCGCCGGATCGCCAAGTCGACCAAGCGGCCTGGGACGCGGCCGAGGGGCGCATCCGCCGCGGCGTGTCCATCCGGGGCATTTACGACCGTGCGCTGGCCCGCGTCCAGGCCGTGCAGGCCGAGGTTAACGCGCTGGGGCTGGCGACGTGGGACGCCGACCGCATCCCGGCATCGCTCACGGATGCCTACGCCGGCATGGTCGCCGATCTGTTAGGGCCGAGCATGGGCAAGGAGCGCGACTACAAGGCATACGGTGCCGGTATGGCGCGCATTCGCATGGTGGCGATGGGCGGACCGGCCGGGCAGGCGCTGGCCGAGCAAAAGGTTCGCGCCGTACATGCCGAGTGGGACGCGCGCGGGTATGTCCCATGGAGCCTGTTTGATATGCCGGATCAAGCCGAGGAAATATACGTGCTGAAAGCCGCATACCTGCTTGCGCCGGAAGTGGACGCCAAGGCGGACCCGGCATGGCTGCCGATGGCAGAGATGGGCATTGCGCGCATTACGGCGGTGCCGTCGCGGCGGCGGCCCGTGGTCGCGTGCTACTTCTAGGGGCAGCATATGCCTGACCTCGTTCACGACATCGCCTTGGTCCGCCAGCGCCGCAACCCAGCGCGCATTAACTACCGTTCTTACGAGATCGTGCAGGGCGAGGACGTGCAGCTCGCCGTCACGGTCTGGAACAAGGACACCGACGCGCAGCCGGTGGACGTGTCCGGCACGGCGCTGTTCATGTCGCTGTTCCGCCAGAACGACTGCGGCGGCTATGCCGGCGGCTGGGGCTACGACTACGGCCATGTGTATCCGGCCGGGCGCTTCGCCGTGGCGCAGGTCGCGGGCGTGCCTGCCGGCGACCGCGGGCGGGTGGACATCAACCTCACCCGCGACGTGACGGCGGGCCTGAGCGGGCGCTACTGGTTCCTGCTGTATGCGGTGGCCAGGCCCGCCGTCGCGCTCGGCGACTTCTCCAGCGCGGACTTCTCCGCAAGCGACTTCCTCGTGAGCGATGCGCCTGCGATCTCCGTCGCGACCTTCTCCAGCTCGGACTTCTCCGCAAACGACTTCCTCGTGAACGCTGCGCCCGCGACCCCCGTCACGACCGTTCTCGGGCAGGGTATCCTTGACGTGATCGGCTGCCCGTGGGGCCGTCCCGCCCTGTTGTCCGGCACGCTGGACGGGCTGGCCGCTGCGGTCCTGGTTGCCCCTAGCGGCGCATTGCTCGGTGAAGACGGCGTGCCGTTGCTGGGCGACGATTATATGTTCCTGCTGCCGCCTGATGCATTTCTCGTTACACCATCTTCTGTTGCCGCTTTTTCTGTCGCTGCCTCTCCTGTCACGCCTGCGGTTGTGTTGCCCATCGCTGCATCACCTGCCACTGCCACATCCTACGCCGAAACCATAATGGGCGATGGCATCAAAAATAGTTTTGTCATCACGCACAATCTTGGCACCTACGATGTGATTGTGGTCCTGAGAAATCCCTTGGATGCCAACGCCGAAGTGCCGATGACCGACAACCTAGCCCCCACTCCGAACACGGTCGAGATCGTCATGACCTCTCCGTTTACCAAAGACGCTGCGTTGCGCGTCATTGTCTTCAGGAGATAATCTATGGCATTCGCACCCGGCCCCCGGAACAAGGCAGCCCAGATCGCAGCCAATCCATTCGTTACGGAAGCCCCGTGGGCGGCTAACACTGCTTACGGTATGGGGGCGACGTTCAGCAACGGCGGCAACACCTATTCCGCGCCAGTGGCTTTCACGTCCGGTGCCACGTTCAGCGCAACCGGCCTGACGTTGGTTGCTCAGGGCGGCGCGGCTGGCGCGGCTGGCGCGGCTGGCGCGACTGGCGCGACTGGCGCGGCTGCTCCCGCCCTATCGTTCCCGTTCACGACGGACGCGACCAACCTCACCTACACGATCACCCACAATTTGAACACCAGGGCTATAAAGGCCCAGGTGCAGGACTTGAACGACAGCAATGCCGAGGTGCCGGGCCTGGACTACACCTATCCGACCGTCAATACCTGCGTTGTGGGATTTGGTGCCGCACCGGGCACTGCTACTAACTTGGTGTTGGCGATCATCTAAATGGCGCTGGCCGTAACACCCGGTTCGCGCCAAGTTGCTTCACAGGCTTTGGGTGAGGGCAAGTTACCTGCCAATACACCATTTTCGGCCTTGAACGTAACGGGCACAGGCAGCACCGACATGGCTGGGGCGTGGACTTCAACGACCAGTCCAGTTACGGCTCAATCTGGAACATTCACGTCTGCGAATTGCACGATCCGTTACAAGAAGTTTGGCAGGACAGTTTTTGTCAACGTGATTGTCAATATTGTCACAGTTGGAACCGCATCAGGCTATGTATTAATAACTTTGCCATTTTCTAATATGGCAGGCTCTAATAGCACTATGTCGGGAAGGGACGGGCAAAGTGGAAAGAGTCTCATTGGATTTGTCAGTCCCTCAAGCGCCTCTCTCGCCATTTTTCTTTATGATAGCACGTCGGCAATACTTGCCAATGCAGCCCTCTCCATGCAAGGCACTTACGAAGCCGCGGCTTAAATTGCAGCAGTTCTATTCAGCCTGACCCCGTACGCACCGCGTAGGAGACCTCCATGATCCGTTACGTGACCCTGGCGCTGCTCGCGCCGTCGCTGGCGCTTGCCCAATCTGCGCCGCCGTTCGGGCGTTCTGGCCTGTCGGCCACCGGTCAGCACGTCATGATCGAAACGGATTTCGCTGCGGCGATGCGAACCAAGGCGGATAGCACGCGGCTGGATGCGGAGATCGCGCGGGCGCTCGCAGGGGAAGCCGGCAAGGCTAATCTAACTGATTTGGCGGCCAAGGCGGACATATCCGCCCTAGTTCCCCTGGCTTCGTCGCTAATCGCAAAGTTGGATGCTGCCGAAACAGGATACGTGCCGGATACCTTCCGCCAGACGGCGGATGGGACCGACGATGCGCCCAGCATACAGCGTGCCATGACCGCAGCGTGCGGATCGAAGGCGCCCAACCTCCGCTTCCGCGCCCGCCACTACGCCCTGAACAGCCGGATCACGCAAGCCTGCTTCGTCAATTGGCTCGGCCAAGGCTGGCAGGAGCAGAACGACGACCCCGCCAGCGCCGCCGGCACTTGGTTCGACGTTGGCCCGGCGTTTGTCGGCAGTCCAAACTCCCCGATCCTAATAACCGGCAACTCAACCGGAAGCGTATTCCAAGGCATCGGGTTCGTCGAGCTGGGACAGCCCGCCCGTCCCACGCCAGTCCGCAACGCCAACGGTGACATAACCGGCAACTCCCCTGCCGCGTTCACGCCGGCCGCTTACGCGCCGGTGCTGGTGATAAACGGATCGCCTGGCGTCACGGTCAAAGATGTCATGCTGCTGGGCGTCAACGCCGGCCTGGTGTGCGTGGGGTCGGGGCGATGCAGCTTCGATAACATCCGGGGCCAGGTGTTCGCCTACATGATAAACGTGCAGGACGCTTACGATGTGTCCAAGATACGCAACGTCCATGCCTGGCCCTATTGGTCGGCAACCGATCCCGTGATGGCGTGGACGCAGGCGAATGCATCGGTGATCGTCAGCTTGCGGAACGATAGCCCCCTATGGGACGATATATTTACGTTCGGTGTCAAGAATGGGATTTCCATCGGCCAAGGTGCCACCGGCAGTACGACCGGGGCGATCATTGGAAAGATCTCCTGCGACTTCACCGCCTACTGCATTAGCGTTGATGCAAACGTATCGAAAACCAATTTCATGGTCAGCAGCATCCGTTCCTACGGCGAGCAATGGATCACGATCTCCGGTCATTCCGTGACCATGCTCCCTGGCTCTAGCGTGCTGCACCTCATGGGCGAGACGGTCGCGCAGATTTCTAACATGGAAAACTTCGCCTCGGGCCTGGCGACGGTCGATTTCGCGAACACGGACCCCAATTTCGTGAGCAACATCCACATTGACAGCCTCTATCTTCACGCGGGACGGATGCCGCCCAATACGTCACTAGTGTACTTCCCTCCGACGCCTGGGAACCTGCTTACCGTCAACCAGCTCTTGCAGACACCGGATGCGCCGCCTGGGTTTGCGCTCAGCAATGCCAATCCTGGACAGACCGGAATGGGCACGTATCAAACCCTGACCTATACCAGCATCAAGTGACGGCGCTCTAATGCCAGCGGCACGCCTGGAATTCGCCGACGAGAGCTATTCGCTCGCAAGCGTGCCGGAGTCCTCAAAGCGCATCATCAACCTGTTCCCGGAAATCACGCCCCCCGGCGCGCGCAGCAAGATCATCCTGCGTTCCGTACCGGGGCTGGTGCGGGATCGCATCATCGGCACCGGACCGATCATCGCCGCCAACGATAGCCTATCGGTTGACGTTTACCTGATCTCCGGCACCCATTTCTGGCGCATTCGGCCCAATGAGGTGAGCGTGCCCGAAGATCTCGGCGACGTGGGCACCGCTGCCATCTCGAACCCCAAGGTGCAGGCCCTCGCCTCCATCGCGGTGGGCGTCGTGGCGGCCGTGGTGTGCGTGCCGCCCAACGCTTGGGTCTGCGCTCATGACGGGCCGTTGCAGCAGATCACCGATCCCGCGTTCCCCGGCGCCAGCAGCGTCGCATATATCGACGGCTACTTCGTGTTCACCGGCTACGGCAGCACGGCGCAGTTCTTCTGGTCGAGCCTGCTGGATGCCAAGACTTACAGTGCCCTTGACTTCGCGTATGCGGACAGCCGGCCGAACATCATCCGCCGCGTTATTCAGCACCGCGGCGACCTGTGGTTCATGGGCGAGTCCGGGCTTGAGGCGTGGTATGACGCAGGCGGCAAAGACATCCCGTTCCTGCGCCGGCCGGGGTCGGACATCTCGTATGGCTGCGGCTCTCCGCAGACGGTCAGCATCTGCGATAACAGCATCTTCTTCCTGTCCAACCGCGGCATCGTGTTCCGCATTGACGGGTATCGCGCCACGCGGGTCAGCACCCATGCCGTCGAGGAATGGATCAGGGACTACGGCAACACCCTGACCGTGGACGCCTGCTCATACACACAGGCCGGGCACTGGTATTACTGCCTCACATTCACCGGCACCTTCCCGCGCACGCTGGTCTATGACAGCGCGACCGGGCGTTGGCACGAGCGGGACAGCGGCGACGGGTTCTGGGTCGGACGCTCCTCGTTCACTAGAGCCGAGGCGCTGTTCATCGGGAGCCGGACGACGGGCGAGCTGTTCCGCCTTGACCCCTACACGCCGACCGACGCCGGGCGCGCACGCATGTTCCAGGCTACCTTGCCGCCGGTCTGGGCGGAAACCGTGCGCGCCTTCATGTCGTCGCTGGAACTGGAGATGGAACCGGGGCTGCTGCCAACCGGCGCCGACGTGCAGTGCGAGGTGTCCGACGACGGCGGCAAAACCTACCGCACCATCTCCGGCAGCATCACGTCCGGCACCGCCGGGGATTTCAAGCACCGGGTCCGCTGGACGCGCCTGGGGAGCTTCCGGCAGCGAGTGATCCGTTTCACGCTGGGCGGGGTGTGCGCGCTCTACGGAGCCGACGCCGATATGGAGCAAGGTCGATCATGAGCGTAGTGCAGCCACCGGTTAGCGCGCCTGGCCTGCACGGCGATGACACGCCCTTGGACAAGGCATGGCTTGACCACCACACCGAAGTTGCCAAGCTGCTATCAGACGCGGCCCCGGCTAAGCAGCCGGCGCTGGCAGCGCCCGTCAAGGTGGACGGCGCGGCGGCTACTGACCGGATGATGCAGTTCACGACCGATGGCGTGGTGAATTGGGACATCGGCGCTTCATCGGCACCCCAGACCTCATTGGGCGGCGGCTCGGACCTTGTGCTGCGGCGCTACAGCAACCTTGGCGACCTGGTTGCCACCATCCTGTCCATTGCGCGGGACACCGGGGAGGTGAACATCCAGGCGATGGTTCTGTTCTCTGGCCCGGTTCGGTTGGATGGGACGGTTGGGTTCCACGGCGTGGTGCCGCAGCCGCAGCAGATAGTCTCGGGATCGGCCAAGTCCGGCGCCGCGGCAGCGTCGCTGGCGACCGCGTTGGCGACCATCGGGCTGATTGAGAATAGGACGACGCCTTGAGCCGGTTCCGCCTGATCGGGCAGGGCGTGGACGTGTCGGCCATCAACGATCAACTGGACGCGCAACCGGACTTGTGGGGCCAGAACCCAGCGCGCACCAACGATCCGAACTCTCCGCACCATGGCATTCCGGACATTTGGGCGCGGTGGCGTGCACCTGACGAGCCTGCCGACGACGCGCCGCACTTCGCCTGTTTCTGGCCGGCATGGCGCGCGTTGCCGGCGCTGCATTCGGTGGTCCACAACCTCTCCCGCGTGGTCGGCAGCGTCCACTTGGGCGGCATCCTTGTCACCAGCACGCCGGGCGGAGGTCAGGTGCGCCCGCATGTGGACAGCGGTTGGCACGCCCGGTTCTACAACTGCAAGCTGTATCTTGTGCTGCGGTCCAACCCTCTTTGCTTGAACTGGTGCGATGGCGAGGCCGAAAACTTCCGGGGGGGCGACGTGTGGACCTACCCGAACGACGTGCTGCACTCGGTAGAGAACCAGGGCACCACGCCGCATACGAACGTCATAATCTGTTGCCGCATCGAGGACTGATGCCCGATTTTGCCCCCTTGGCCGTCCAGCCCGTCGAGACGAACATCACGATGTGCAAGGGCCTGTTCGTCAAGCACGCCGTGTTCTCCAAGGGTAGCTACATCCCCCAGCATAGCCACGATGCAGAGCACCTAAGCGTGGTGGCCACCGGCGCGGTGCGCGTGTGGCAGGACGGGCTGCTGATGGGCGATTACCGGGCACCGGCCGGCATCGTCATCAAGGCGCGGGTCAAGCACCTGTTCCTGGCGCTGGAGCCGGACACGGCCGTGCTGTGCGTCCATCGCCTGGACGCGGACGGCAACCTGCCGAGCCACGAAGAACATCATGTGACGGAGTTGCCCTGATGCCATGGGGAGCAGCCATCGGCGCCGTTGCCAGCGTGGCCGGCAGCGCCATCCAATCCAGCAAATCGGGTGCCGCGTCAGGTGCTGCGAATGCCCTATCGCAGCAGACGATTGCCGAGGCGCGCGGCAACTACGGCCGGGACCGCGCGACCTACCAGCCGTTCGTGGACAGCGGCACGACCGCCACGACCCGTTCCGCCGACCTGCTGGGCCTAAACGGGGCAGACGCATCAACGAACGCGCTGGCCAATTTTCAGGCGTCTCCGGGCTTCGGCTACGCCATGAGCGAGGGCTTGAAGGGCGTAGATCATGCCGCTGCGTCCAATGGGCTGCTGCGGTCCGGTGCCACGCTCAAGGCGGAACAGACGCTTGGCACAAACCTGGCCAACCAGGATTTCGGCAACTACATGCAGCGCCTCAGCGGCATGTCCGGCATCGGCCTGGACGCGGCCAAGGGGCAGGCTGGCAGCACGTCTTCGTTCAACAGCCTTATGAGCGGCCAGTCGAGCGGCCAGCAGCAGACGACGGTGGGCCAGGGGATCAACGACGCCTCGATCTACGGCAATGCGGCGAGCGGTCTGGTGAATGCAGCAGGCGTCGCCAACAAGGCAGGCGCCTTTGATGGGCTATTCAGCAGCGGCGGCGGCACGTCCTACGGCGGCACGGTTGGCAGCGCCGGCAGCGCGGGGACGAACGCGCTTCAGAGCATGGGGTTCTATAATCCCATCGGGGGCTACTGATGGCATACGGCGGCAGCGTCCAGCTCCCCGATTTCTCAAAGTCGAACGCGCTCTTTGACCCGCAGGCCATCGCCCAAGATGCGGCGCGCACACAGGTCATCCAGAACGCCGGGCTGTCCGGCACGCAGGACTTGGCCGATCGCGCCACGCTGCGGGACAACGCGCTGGCCATGGGGGCGGGCGATCCGGCAGCGACCGCGACGGCGCTGGGCGCCAACCCCGAGCGGGCCACGCAGTTCATCACCGGCCTTGCCTCGCAGCAGGGCGCGACGCGGGTGCAGTCGTTGGCGGACATGTCTTCGTCTGCGGACCTCGCGCAAACCATGCTGGGCGTGCCGCAGGATCAAAAGGCGGCGGCATGGGCGGCGGGCCGGCAACAGTTGGTGCAGACCGGACACCGCAACCTGCCGCCAGAGCAGTATCCCGGCGACGGTGCGATGCACGTCGTTCGCGGGCTGGGTGTGACGGTCAAGGAGCAGATCGCACTGGACGGCGCCCGGCTGGGCACCACCATGGACGGTCCGCTGGCCTATCCCGGCGGGGCCGGTGGAGCGGTATCGGCGGGGGGCGGCATCCTGCCCCCGGCGGCGAACCTATCCGACGCCGTGCATCAAAACGAGAGCGGCGGGCGCATGACGCCGGGCATATGGGGCGACAACAATCAAGCCGCAGGGCCAATGCAGGTTCACGGAGGCGCCCTGGCGGATGTGAACAAGCGGCTCGGCACCAACTACACGCACGCACAGCTCGCGGCAGAGCCGGAGATCGGCAAGAAGGTGGGCGACGCCTACTTGGCCATCCAGCGCGAAAAGTATGGCCGCGACGACTACGCCATGGGTGCCTATAACCAGGGCCCCGGTGCCATGGATGCGGCGATTGCCAGCGGGCGTGGCGTGGCAGGGCTACCTGGGGGCGGCCCGCAATACGTCGCCAACGGCATGGCGCGGCTGCAAGCCGGTGCGGCCCGGCAGGCTCAGTCGGCGCCCGCCCCGGTCCAGACGGCTTCCGCGCAGGGCACGGCGGGCCTGCCGCAGACCGCAACCGATGCTGCGCCTACCGGGCCGCCGGTAGATCCAGCAAGCGCGCTGCAAGTGCAGGGCGATCTGGCGACGATGCGGATGCGCCAAGCCGACCCGGAGGGCACCGCGCCTGATGCGCCCGCCGCGCCGCAGAATGCGCTGATGGCTGCGGCCCCGGCAGCGCCCGCCGCGGCGCCGCAGAACGCGCTGGCACCTAGTGCGTCACCCGCGGCACCTGTCGCGGCTGTCGGACCTGTAGGCTTGCAGTCGGGGGAGCAGTGGCTGCGAAACCGCGGCACCGGCGCGATTGCTTTGGGACCTGAGAAGTCTGGTTTGGCTTATGCGCGCGACGCACAGGGCAACCAAGTTCTCCGGCAGATATCAGGTGCGGTGAACGAAGGGCGTCTGCTGAACCGGAAGCTGCCGGATGGCAGCACAGATCAGATTGCGCCAACCGGTCAAACCGTTTCCACCACTCCAGCGGACGCGCGCAACATCCCCGTCCAGACCAAGGATTATGAGTCCGATAGCAAAGAAATCGCTGGCATCGCGGACGCCGGCCGCGCCGCGCAGGCGAGCCAAATCAGCATCCAGACCATGCGCGATCTCGTGAGCCGCATCACCCCTGGCGCTACCGGGCAGCAGCTTGTCGAAGCCGCGCAGAAGTATCTGCCCAAGGAGATGGCCGCGGAGTTCGCCATGAAGGCGGCGCGCATGAGCGATCCGGTCGCGGCGCAGGAGTTCGAGAAGCTGGCCTTGCAGAGCGCCGGCACCCAGGAAAAGGGCGTGCTCGGCTCCCGCGGCGGGTTTCAGGCGACCCGGCTGTTCCAGCAGGCCAACCCCAGCGCCGCGCTGCTGCCGGACGCCAACAAGGCGATCCTGGCCAAGCAGCTCATCGGCGCGCAGGCGGACGCGGACTATGCCGGTGCGGCGCAGGCGCACTTCCACGCCAACGGCGACCCGTTCCGCAACGACGGCAAGCCTTACACGGCGCCGCTGTCCGCATTCGACGCGAAGTGGAACCAGCAGCGCAACCCGCAAGTGTATGCCGCGGCCATCGGCGCGCTGGCCGGGCAGACGCCGGACAAGTGGGCCAAGGGGCTGTCGTCGGACGAATACCGCCGCGCCCTGGATGTCGTGTCACGCGCTGCGCCGAACGACACGGTGCAAGGCAAGACCGGTCCGCTGTCCATGGCACCGCCGAACGCGGAAGGCGTCGCGCAGCAGCGTTCGCGCGGCATTGACACGCCGTTCCCGGTCAAGACGGCAGCCGACTACCAAGGTTTGCGCTCGGGGGCAACCTACACTGACCCTGAGGGCCACACGCGGCGCAAGCCCTGATGGCGAACCCGTGGGATGGCGACCCCATCGTGTCGGCTTCGCCCGCAGCGCCGTGGGCATCCGATCCCATCGTGCAGGCGCCGCGCGGCATCGGCGAGCATGGCTATGCGCCTGCGCCTGAACCGGCACCGCCGCCCGCCGCCGCTGCGCCAGGCCAGCGCACCGGCTTGGTGGCGAACATCGGCGCCGGCCTGCAAGAAGGTGCCGCGGGCGCCGTCAACGCCCTGTCCGACCCGTCCGGCTTCATCGGCAAGCAAATCGTGGCGCTGGGAACCGGGGCCTACAACCTTGGCGCCCGCGCGCTGGGCAAGCCGCCGATGGACCCCAAGCTGCAAAACCTGCTGCTGGACGATGGGCCGGGGCCTGGAGATCGCTTCGTCGCCGGGCTGAACCGGGCCGGCGGCGCTCCCGCGCCCGATCAGGTGCAGCCCGCCGATGGCGTGGAACGCTACGTGCGGGCCGGCGCACAGGGTGTCGGCGGGATGCTGCCGTTCGGCCCGGTGAACGGGCTTGCCCGCCTAGCTGGAACGGTTGGCGTCGGCACGCTGGCCGGTGTCGGCGGGCAGGCCGCGTCGGATGCCGTGCCCGATGACCTGAAGCCCGCCGCCGGCCTGCTGGGCGGTATCATCGTGCCCGGCGCCGCCGCCGCGGGCGTGGCAGGCTTGCGGGCTGCGGTGCGCCCCGCAACGAACGCCCTGGCCGACTTCCGCGCGCCGATCACGGGCCAGTCAAGCCCGCTGCTGGACCAGGTCGGACAGCCTCTGGCCTCGGAAGGCGGCAATCCCCTGGCCGCAACGCCGGGGCAGGCCCGCCTGGCAGGCGAGCGCGTGACCGGCATGATGTCCGACCCCGCTGCGGTGCAAGCCGCCCTGGACGCCGCGCCGCCCACAGCCGCCACGGCGACCGGGGCGCCGGCCGGGCCGACTGCGTTCCAAGTGACGCGCGACCCGGCACTGGGGCAGAACGAACGCAGCGTCAGCCGCACCGGCCCGGACCCGCAGGACTTCCGCGCCCGGCAGGACGCCCAGAACGACCTGCGCGTGCAGACCGTGCAGGGCATTGCCGCCGGCGCCGACCCCGCTGCGGTGCCGGCGTTCATGCGAGGCACGGCGGCGGACCTGCTGGCGCAGCACGACGCAGAGGTTGCGCGCACGCAAGCCGCGGCAACGCAGCGCACCGCCGATGTTACCACGGCCGTCGAGGGCCTGCGGAGCACGGCGCAGCAGCGCGCGACACGGGCGACGGATGCTATTGGCGGCAACCTGCCGGCGGGCGCCGACAATCAGGTGGGTGCTGCGCTGCGGGCGCCGCTGGACGCTGCGAGCCAAGCCGTCAAGTCGCGGGAACGGGCGTTGTGGGATGCGGTGGACCCCAACGGCACGCTTGCGGTGGACATGCGGCCCGTGAAGCAGGCAGCAGCAGGCATCGTGGGCGAGATGTCCCCGAACGCCGCGTCGCTGGCCGGCAACGAGGCTGGCGTGTTCAAAACTGCGGGCGACCTGCCGGACACGCAATCCTTCCGCGACCTGGCGGCACTGCGGTCTCGCCTGACCGACGCCATCCGCAACGAGCGTGGGCCGCAGGGTGATCCGCAAGCGGTGCGGCGCATGTCGCAACTGCTGGACGGGGTGCATAATGCAATGGCCGGAGCCGCCAACGATGCGGAGATAGCGCCTGCGGCCGGCGAACGGGTAGCACCTCCTAGCGCACCGGACTCGACGGGTGCGCCCGCAACGGGCACCGCAGCCTACACACCGTCCGGCCGGCGCGTTGATGTGCGCTACCGCGTTCGGGAGGCCAGTGACCTCACCGCTTCGCAACTGACGGACGGACGGGACAACCCGGCCTACCCGGCAGAATTGCAGCCACGCGACCGCACCCGCGCCGCCAGCACACAACAGGTCAACGGCATTGCCTCAAGGCTGGAACCCGAACGCCTTGGCCCATCGGCGTCCACGGCGGAAGGTGCCCCTATTGTTGGTCCAGATGGCATCGTGGAAAGCGGCAACGGTCGCACCATGGCCATCCAGCAGGCGCACGCGCAAGGTGGCGAGCGGTCGCAGGCATATCGCGACTACCTGACATCGCAAGGCTATGACGTGTCGGGGATGAAGGCGCCGGTCCTGGTGCGCGAACGGGTGACGGACGTGCCGGACCGCGCACGGTTCGCGGCTGATGCCGGCGCATCGCCTGTTCTGAGCATGTCGGCATCCGAGCGCGCGGCGGCGGATGCCAAGATGCTGCCTTCCGATATCATGTCCAGCTTCCGGGGCGGCGACGTGACCGATGCGCGGAACACCGATTTTGCGCGGGCGTTCGCGCAACATGTGGTGCCGCCAGGCGAGCAGGCGTCGTTCATCACTGCGAACGGCAAGCTCTCGGTCGAGGGGGCCGCGCGGGTGCAGAACGCCCTGACGCAGCACGCCTACGGTAGCAACACTCTCGTGTCCGCCCTAGCGGAACACGCCGATGAAAACGTCCGCAACTTCGGCGGAGCGATGGCGGACGCATCCGGGCCGATGGCGAAGCTGCGGAGCGCGATTGACAGCGGGGCCGTCAGCAAAGGAAGCGACCTGGCACCGTCCCTGGTTGAGGCCGCGAACCTCGTGCAGGACGCACGTAAGCGCGGGATCAGCCTGGCCGATGCCGTCTCGCAACAGGATGCTTTCTCGCAGCGCGGCCCCATGGTAGAAAGCGTGCTGCGCGCCGCCTATGGTGATAACTTGGCTGGGCGCATGTCGCGCGGAAAGCTGACGGACCTGCTGGGCTACTACGCCGACGAGGCGCAGCAGCAGGCCGGTTTGTTCGGTGAAAACCGCAATACGGCGCAGATGCTCGGGGAGGCTTCGCAGAAGTATGGATACGGGACCAAAACCGGCACCAGCAGCCGATCTGGCGCAACTGTCGGCGATGGCCCGAGCGTTGGTCAGGACCGGAATCAAGCACGCGGACCTGTCGATGGTACGGCAGGGGAAGGCAATGCAAGTGCAGGCGCAGCCGGTGGGGACGCAGCAGGCGCTGCCCCTCAAGCCGCTCTAACCCCCAACTTCGACGCTGCCGCGGCCGAGCGATACGCCGCCGCGCGTCAGGCCACGCGGGATCGGGTCGCCACCTTCAAAAACGCCCCCGGCGTCGGCACGGTCCTGCAAGGCGGCACGGAATCCGGCACGTTCAAGGCGGCGGATACGGCGGTTCCCAACCTGATCGTCCGGGTAGGTCCGGCCGGCGCCGACACGGCCAAGGCATACATCGCAGCCGGCGGCACGCCCGCGGCCCTGGCCGACGCCGCCGCGTTCTCGCTGCGCCAGTTCGCCATGAAGGACGGCGTGATCGATCCAGCCAAGTATGCGACTTGGACGAAGGACCGTGCTGCGTTCCTCTCGCAAATCCCCGATGCCGCAGCACGTTTCGGCAAGGCGGCGGATACATCCGAGCGCGCCGCTGCGGTGGGCAAGGCGTCCGACCAAACCATCCAGCAGGCGGCAAAGGCGGCGCAGAAGACGGTGGACGATGCGGTTGCCGCGCGCGCCACTGCGGTCAAGGCGCAGCAGGACAGCGTGGCCGGCAAGTTCTTAGGGGACGCCGACCCGGTGCGCCAAGTTGGAAGCATCCTTCGCAGCCCCACGGCGGTTGCCGACATGGGACGGTTGGCGGAACTGACCCGTGCCGATCCCGAGGCGCGCGCCGGGCTGCAACGCGCGGTGGCCGAGCATATCCTGACCGACCTCAAGGGCAACGGCGCGGGGGCAACCAGCGCCGAGACCTACCTTAAGGGCGACCAGCTCCAGCGCCTGATCCGCGACCGCGGGCCTGCGCTGGCCCAGATCATGTCCCCTGAGCAGATGACCTCTCTCCGCAGCGTCGCGGATAGCTTGGCGCAGTCGCGGCTGTCCCAGGACGGCACGCGCGTCGGCGCGGGATCGGACACGGCGCAGAACGCGGCCAAGCCCGGCAGCACCTTCCTGGGCAAACTGGCACGGGAGTTGTCCGGCGAGGCGGCTGGCGCGTCGGCCGGCGCGACCCTGGGCGCAGGCGTGGGGTTCGCTGTGGGCGGCCCGGTGCTGGGTGCCGCGGGCGCCACGGTGGGCACCTTGCTGGGTAGGGCCGGCGGCCGAATCGTGCAGGGAATGCGCGAGGCGGGCTTGCAGAACGTGGACCATCTCGTGAGCCAGGCCTTGCTGAACCCGGCGCTCATGCGAACCCTGATGACGACCGTGACGCCGCAGAACCAGGCGAGCCTGATGGCCGGGCTGGGATCGCAACTGCGCCGCATGTCGCTGGTGTCCGCGGTGCAGAACGGGCAGCGCCAGCAAGGCGCCGCAGCACCGCAGAACGACCTTGCGCCGCCCGCGCCCTTCGGCACGGCGTCGTCCTCACAGGGCAACGCGCTGCTGCGCTAGCCGCCCGACATCAACACTGGAGACCTCCCATGCCCGATCCCAGGCAGGCCCCGCCATGAGCGACGTGATCGGACGCAAGATCGCGGGCGCGGACATCGTGAACGCGCTGGTCAACGGCGGGGTCGTCCTGCCGCAAGCGGTGCTGCCGCCGGCCTCACCGTCACCCGGCGGCCTCACCGTCACCCAGGTCAATGCCCTGATCGCCGCAGCCATTGTCGCGAACGGCACGACACCCAACCCGACTTCTCCCGGCGGCAGCACGCCGACATTCGACGGTCAGCCGATCACGTTTGACAGCACCGCCACGTCCGGCACCCCCATTCCAGTCACCGCAGTCACCTTTGACGGCCAATCCATCTCATTCGGAGCGTAACAATGGTTGATTTCGCAGCCCCCCCAGTCCGTCCCGATACCGGGCAGTCAACGGATTTCGCTTATGTGGTGCGGCCTCGCAACGGCGCGGCGCCGGCTGCGCTATATCAGATACCGGTGCAGCAAGGCGTGGCGACGCCAACCCCGGTCGGGACCACGCCAGGCACCGTGGCGGCGGGCGACGATGCCCGGATCGTCGGCGCAGCCACTGCGGCCAGCGTTACATCCCTCTCCGCTACGATCACGCTGCATACCGCCACCCTGGCAACCAAAGGCCAAGCGAATGGCCTTGCGCCGCTGGACGCCGCAGGCAAGGTCCCAGCGGCGAACCTGCCGGCGCAGACGGGCGGCACCGCCACCCCGCGCATCATCACCCCCTACACCGCAGCCGGGATCATCGCCGCGACCGATGATCGGGCCGATGTCAACGTCCCCGATGGCACCGCCATGTTCTTGGCCGCGCCGACCGTCGAGGGTCACAAGCTGACCGTCAAACGTCGCGGAGCTGGCGGCTTCACGCTCAAGGGCAACTTCGACGACGTGCCGGATGTGATGCTGACCACCGGCAGCGGCAGCGCAGTCAATGGCACCTCGGTAAAAGATGTCATGAACTTTGAAAGCACGATGCTGCCGGCGCCGACTTGGCTGGTGATTAGCTAATCGCCGCCATTTAGGCCGCTGCCCTGATTTCCAAATACGGAGTCCGTGCCCATGACCATAATCCCCTTCGCCGACGCCATCGCGCGCGCTGCCGCATCCACCGCAATCACCAAGATTGATGCCCTCCGCGCCGCATTGGTCGCCGCCGGGGTGCTGACTGGCTCGGCAGGCACCGCTGCGCCAGTCAGCACCTACGCCGGCCCGAACGCGCTGAAGTTGAACGGCACCGGCAGCGCCACCACGCCGCACCAGGATGCGTTCCTGTCGGCCTCGTTGGTGTCGCTCGACCTCCGGGTGAAGATGTCGGCTTCAACGCTGGTTCCAACCAGCGGCTTCAATACGCTCGTCAGCACGCTGGACAGTTCCGATATCGGCTGGAAGTTCTTGACCACCCCGGAAGGCTATCTCGGTTTTGCGGTGTCAAGCGGCGCTGGGACCGGCGTGCAGCTCCCCTATGTTTCGCAGGCTGTCACCATGTCCACTGCCACGGACACTTGGCTGCGGATGACCTTCGCATACAGCGGGGCGAACGCGGGCATTGCGACTTTCTACACCGGGCCAGACAACGTCAACTTCAATCAAGCGGGCAATCCGCAGACCCTGGCGGCAGGCTCTTTCGCGCTGCGGACGAACACCGGCCCCCTGACCATAGCGTCGAATACGACAGGCTCTGCGATCAAGGCCGTGCAGGTCATCGCCAACGGCGCGACCGTCGTGGACGTGGACTTCACCAGCCCCGCCGTCGGCGCAACCAGCGTGACGGCCAGCACCGGCCAGGTGTTCGCGGTCAACGGCCCGGCGGCCATCGCGGCATCATCCAGCACGAGCGCGTCCAGCTCCCCGCCGGCACCCGCCCCGGCACCCGCCCCGGCACCCGCCCCGGCACCCGCCCCTGCATCCGCCCCTGCATCCGGCTCCAACGTCTCCATCACCTACAGCGGCCCGCTGGTGATGGTGGCGACGCCGGTTCCGGCCAGCGCAACCTTGATCGGCACCTACTGCCCGAACAACACGCAGGAGATCGCCGATTACCAGACATGGCTCGGCAAGGCCCCCGACCTGGCATCCGTCCACACGGGGCAGGGCAGCGAGAGCGACTTCATCGGCTCCATTGACTACTGCCTAGGGTCCAACGGCTATTCGGGCCAGAAGTGCGTCTCAGTGCCGCTGATTTGGAACGGCGCCACCCTGGAGGCCGCAGCAGCCGGCACCTACGACAACCTCTACAAGCAGGCGGCGCAAAAGGTGCTGTCCGCGCTGCCCAACCAGTCCGTCATTTACCTGCGGACAGCGTGGGAGCACAACCTCTACCAGCAGATGCCGTGGGCCTCGAACGGCAAAGAAGCCGCTTTCGTCACGGCGTTCCAAAAGTTCGTGACCGCCTTCCGCAGCGTCGATACGGGCGGCAAGTTCCGCTACGTCTATGGCCCGAACATCGGCGGCGACGACTGGAAACTGACATACCCCGGCGATGCCTACTGCGATCTCATCGGAATGGACTTCTACCACTACCCGGAGTTCAATCAGCCTTCCGATCCCTATTTGGCATGGGATTTCATGCTGAAAGTTCAGTATGGTCTCAATGACCTCGTGGCGTTCGCCAACGCGCACAGCAAGCGCATCTGCATCCCCGAGTGGGGCATCCGCCTCGACAACTTCGGGCCGTATATCAAGCTCTACTACCAGTGGTGCATAGATAACAACGTGCTGTATTCCAACTATTGGGACAGCGACGGCGCCTATCCGAGCAAGCTGAGCGAGGGCAGCAGGCTCCTGTCGAACGGCGCGGCGTATCGGCACTATTACAACCCAACGAAGTATCCGACCGAGCCTTTCGTGCAGCTCAACCTGATGGCCGGAGCGCAGGATGTGTCGGTTGCTCCATGGTATCCCGGCTATGTCGCAAGCGGCACGGTCACGCGCACCGCGAACACGGTGGCGTTTGACGGCGCAGGCAACGCGAACCAGAACCAGCAGATGGGATGGCAGCAGAGCGACGTGCCCGCCGGCAATTACGTTTTTGCGAGCACGTTCACCCGGACGGCTGGAACGGATACCGTTTCGGTTTGGATCGCGGACGGAATCGGCGGCGCCAACCTCAAGACGTTGGACCTGGACACGACGGCGCTGCCGGCCGGCGTGGCGAAACGGGTTGCGATCCCGTTCACCTTGCCGGCCCGGCTGGGGCGCTGCGACGTGCGGCTTTTCCATGGCCAGCCCGGCATCGTGACGGTCAAGCCCACGGACTTGGGCTTTTGGGAGGACACGACCGCCGATCCGACGCCGCACGCCGGGGGCGCGTAACCGTGCTGATGCGCCAGCCTGATCCGACAATGGAGCTAGCAATATGACCGTCATCCCCTTTGCCGACGCGACGGCCCGTGCGACGGCAGCCGCAGCCGCCTCCAAGGCCGATGCCCTGCGCGCGGAGCTGGTCGCCAACGGCACGCTGCAAGCCGCGGGCGGCACCCCGGCACCCCTGCCGGCGATCACCACGACGACGACCAATGCCACCTTCATCGCGGGTGCCACCACCGGCACGGTCGCCGTGCTGTCCGCAGTGCCCGCCGGTGCCACGCGCACGCTGTTGCCTGGGGACGGGCGCTTGGCCTTGAACAGCACCGGCACGGCCATCGTGGTGGGGCTGACCGCCAGCAGCGCCGGGACGATCAACGCGACGGTGCAGGACAAGAACGCCAGCACGGGCGCAGTCAGCCCGATCCTGACGA